CTAATTATTTTGTATTTTAATTTATTTTTTGTATAAATTTTTTATACTATTTACATTTACATTATTATTTACAGTAATATTTACAGTATCATTAACAGTGATTTTCGCGATTGGGTGCGATTGGGTGCTATCGCATTTTATCGGGTCGCGATAAGTTCGATAAAGTGAAATTCCTATTTTTACCTATTAGGGTATATATAAGTAGATGGACTTACCATTTATAGAATTTAAATTAACAGACGAGGTAGAAGGCCTCCAAGCGATAGCTTTAGTAGATAGCCCCGCAATAGGGTTAAATTACCAAGCATTCGCTCCTCATAAATTCGAGGTAATAAATGAAGAGAAAAGAATAGTAATGGGGGCCGCTATGATTCCCGACCTACCTATCTATCGTAGAGATGAGAGAGGAGAATACTACGCTATCTTCAAAAAAGAGACAATTAAAGCACTCGTTCAAAAGCTATTTAAAGAGAATAAGCATAATGTATTTAACGAGCAACACAACGCATTTAAGATATTAGATGATGTTTATATCTATCAATCCTTTATAACTGACGCAGAGCTCGGTATCTCAGCCCCCTCGGGTTTCGAGAATGTCGCAGACGGTACTTGGTTTATCGCTGCCAAAGTGGAGAATAACGAAGCTTGGGCCAAAGTTAAAGAGGAGGGTTTACTTAAGGGCTTTAGTGTTGAGGGAGTGTTTGATTTAGAGCCGTATAAATTTAAAAAGATGAATAAACTAAACTTAGAGAGCGTAATATCTACGCTAAAATCTGTGTTCGCAGACGCTGAGGTAGAAGAGACAGTAGAACAAAAGTTCGAAGAGGCTACTTTAGTTGACGGAACTATCGTTAAATGGGAAGGCGAATTAGCCGAAGGTGTGGCCCTAGTTGTGGTTATGCCCGAAGGAGAAGTAGCCGCTCCCGATGGAATCCACGAGTTAAGCGACGGAACAGTCGTAGAAACTGCGGGAGGCCTTGTAGTTAATATCGAAGCTATAGACGCTCAGAAAGAAGAGGAGAAAGAAGAGGAAATGTACGACAACGAATTTACTAGTGAAATGGTAAACGAACTTATCGAGAAGGCCGTAGCTAAATACGCTGAGGCTTTTACTGCTTCTTTAGACTTAGTTAAATCTGAGAACGAAAGCCTTAAGGTAGAACTAGCGGAGATCAAATCTTCAAAAGAAGAGTTAAAAAATGAGTTTTCGTCCACACTCAACAAAGTAGGCGAGGAATTAGAAGAGATAGTTAAGAGCGAATCTGCTACTGCTTCTAAGCCACAGGAATTTAAAGCACTATCTAGAGCAGAGAGAGCCGCTCAAATGGGTGCTATTATAAGAGCAAATAAATAAATAGAATAATATATTATGAGTTTTGATGTATCAAGTTTAACGAATTACGTTAACGAACAAAGTACCGACTTAATCTCGAGACTATATTTCGAGAAAACGTCTAGCGACTACTTCACGCTACAATCTGGAGTAAAAAAGACTGACGCTTTACACTTATTAGCAGTATCTGCGTTTCCACAAGACGGAAGCGGATGCTCTCCGAGTGCTTCGGGCGACGTAACTTTCTCTGACAGAAACCTAACAGTAGGACAAATTACTTACTTTAGTGGATTTTGTATGAAGGATTTAATCCCTAAGTATACTCAAATCTTGCTTAGAGCGGGTAACGGAGAGACTGAGGAAATGGCCTTCGAAGCTGAGGTAGCAGAATCTGTTATCTCTACTATTATGGAGCACAACGAAACTGCGGACTGGCAAGGCGACACGGCTTCTGCTAATGTTTATATCAATCGTTATGACGGTTTAATTAAAATTATCGACGCTGCTACTACTGCGGTAGACGGTAACACTACTGCTGCTACTGCTATCACTTCGGGAGCTTCTGGTAATGTAGACAGTTTAATTACAGACGTATGCAACGCTAGACCCGCTAAAGTTAAGTCTGCGGCTAACCAAGTTCTATTCGTTGGCCAAGATACTTTCGATAAGTATGTAGATACTTTAAACGCTAAGAATCTTTACCACGTAAACGCTACTGACTGGGCAAACTATACGGTTTCTATTCCAGGTAAGAACGTAACTTTAGTAGGTGTTGTAGGATTAGACGGTACTAACAGAATGTTCTTAGGAACACAGGAAAATTTCTTCTTAGGTTTTGACCTTCAAAACGACGAGGAAGAGTTCGATATGTGGTATGATAAGAAAGACGATAAGGTATATTATAGAGTTAAATTTAAGAGAGGTTTACAAGTAGCTTATCCGAATGAAATAGTTGAATTTACACTAGCATAATTAAAAAAAAAAATTATGAGTTGTAGTTTAACAAGCGGCTTTGCGGTCGGATGTAATGACAGTATCGGGGGGGTTAAAGCCTTCTATATTGAGAATATGCCTAGCGATATGGTAATAGCTACCAACGCAACAGGCGAAGCGACGTCGATTACCAATACGGCGGCAGATATGGCGTACTTTAAGTACGAGTGTACTTCTGCCCAAGGTGCGGCTTCGACATTTAACGATAATCCAACCGTAAACGACCAAAACGGAACAAGCTTTTTTGACCAAACCGCGACGTACGTTCTTAATAAAATGGAACAAGCGAAGCGTAATGAGGTTAAAATGATAGCAAGAGCCAAAATGACAATTATTATCGAGGATAATAACGGGAAATATTGGTTAATGGGAGAGACAAACGGAGTTAGATTAACTTCGGGCGAGGCAGGTAGTGGAACAGCTCTAGGGGATAGAAACGGCTATAGCCTTTCATTCCAAGCTCAAGAATTTGAGCCTATGAGAGAAGTTACAGAGGGAGCCTTCCCACTAGCATAAGAGAAACTAACTCTAAATAGTAACGGGCCCACTTCTTAACGGGGTGGGCTTTTTTTAAAAATATCAAATGGACATAATTACTAAGGACGCTACCAATTATATTTACTGTAATATCTCAAACGAGGTAGAAAATACTTACTACACTATGTCTATAGAGGCCCCAGAGTACGAAGTTAATGTAACTTTAGAAGCTCCCGACGGGGTAAACGATAGGTATGTAGCTTTTGAATTAATAGAAGGGACGCAAGACCTTCCTAATGCTACAATAGAATTACCTAATAACGGAGATTATCCTTATAAAATAATTAACGCTACAAGCCTAGGCGGTACTGAGGGAATAGAAATCCACAGAGGAATTTTAAGGCTAAAACAACCTAAAGAAATTGTATATTCGTATACAGGCGAACAGAACACTTACATATATGAATAAGTTTCCAATAGTAACAGAATTTGCGTCGGCTGAAGTGCCCCAATTTCTAGAAAAAAAGAATCAGAATTTAGTATACTTCGGGGCGGATAATTTATACCCCTTTGAATTAATAGATCTTTACAACGATTCGAGCACTCATAACGCTATAGTTAACGGGAAAGTGGGCTATATTGTAGGTAATGGCCTAGAAGGTGGGTGTATTGAGTCTATGAAATGGCTATCACAGGCCAACATAGACGAAGATTGGACGTCATTAACTAAAAGATTAACACTCGATTACGAGTTATTTAACGGCTACGCTATAGAAGTTATAAGAACTAAGGTAGGAAATCAATATCATCATTTAGATTTTGCTAATATTAGATTGGGCCTAGACGGTAGTATAAAATACGCTGACGATTGGATAACTGAAAAGGGGACTAGAAACTCTAAACCTACTATTCAGTATCTAGATAGGTATAATCCTAGAGACCCCGAGCAAAAAAGAGGCGTAATTTATCACGTCGACTACAGACCTAACCTAAAATATTATCCTTTACCTGTATACGTTGGCTCACTTGCTGAGATTAAGACAGACGTTCAAATAGGCGACTATTGGTTAAACGAAGTAAAGAACGGATTTGTAGGCGGTACATTAATACAACATAATAACGGAGTACCCGAGACAAAAGAAGAGGCCGAGAAGTTCGAAAAGGCCTTCCAGGAAAAGTTCGGTAAGGCTACAGGTACTAAAATAGTACACTTATTTAGCCCAACTAAGGAGAACGGTAGCGAGATTACTAACCTAAACGGTAACGATTTACATAACCGTTA